AGTTAAAATTTTGGCACCCCAAATTTCTGCGCTAAAACGTGATGTAAATTTTTTATTTACAGTGAGGCAATCTGACCCCCTCATTAATGGAAGTTTAATTAACCAGATTTTTTCATTTGTTTGTTCATCAATATCAGAACAAACAAAAATATTATCAAAAGGGCAAGCGTTCATCATTTCTGTTGGTAAGGTCATTTTGAGTTCTGTTGGTGAAGTCATTTTGTCGATCTCCTATTTGGTTGTTGTTGCGTTGCCCTAGCTTACCATTAACAGGTAATGGTGTAAAGCTCTAATTTACATTTTTATAAAATTAATTAAATCACCCAGTGGGTGATAGCGCGGGATACTGGGTGATACAGGGTGATTAAATTCTGGACTCTGATAAGTTAAAAAACCCTTGTTTTACGTGCTATTGGACACCACTGGACACAAACCAATCACGTTTACACCGATATGCTCCCTAGTCGGAAACGTACAGTGACTATGGGTTTGAGAAAATGACTGAATCACCCACTGGGTGATTTTAGAAATGGTTAAAAGGGCGATTAGCTCAGTTGGGAGAGCGTCTGGTTTACATCCAGAATGTCGGCAGTTCGAGCCTGTCATCGCCCACCATTCTCTTTTAATTAGCAAGAGGCTGTCCATTCGGTAAAAGTATATTATCCATATAACTTGCCATTGGCCTTAAACTATTGGGGTTAACGTGCCTGTAGACCCTTCTAACCGTATTTGCAGATGTATTTGTCATATCAGAAACTTGATCGACAGAATATTTCTCACATAAAAAACTAATGGCTGTATGTTTTGTTACATGAGGTGTCACCCAGCTAAGACCACAGTCTTCGGCATTTTGGTTAAATGATTTTCTAATTTTTTTTATTCGTTTGCCGTTATATTCTATTACAAAACCAGATTTACTAAATTTTATGGCCCTTTGTATTTCTTCGCCTATAGCCGCCCCAATCGGGACAACGCTTCTTTTCTTTTTCGTCATTGGCAAATTTGGGTCATTGAAATCAATTATAAGATTAGCTAAATCAACGCGGTCTTTATGTAACCCTAAAACTGCGCCCTCTCTTGCTCCAGTTGCCAATGCTATGATTAAAAACAATCTCAGGTGTGGTAATTTGGCATTTAAAACTAAATTTTGAGCTTGCTCTCGACTCATCCATTCGTTTCTTGGTGGCATCTTTGGTGGCAAATCTACATAAGGTGCGCGAACAATCCATTTTCTGCGCTCTGCATAATTAAGACACGCACTGAGTTCTTCTCTAAACCGCCGCCCCTTTTTGTACCCTTCCATCATTGCTGGCACATCTTCGGGTTTAACAAATTCCCAATATTCTTTTAATTTTTCAATAAACCATTTTCTTGTATCAAGATGAATTGGTGGTTTTTCCGCTACCCACTTATCTAATAACTGCCCAATAAATGGCCCCTTTGGATTTTTGTTTTCCGATATAAATATGTTTAATAGGTGTTCTGCATCCCTTTTATTTTCCACTCCTGTAGATTTGAAACGTGTACGTGCTGAGTCGTTAGGTCTGTAGCCAATATACCAATTTCTTCTTCCTTCTCTTTTTGTGAGATAGGGGCTGGTTGAATTGTCCATCTTTTGATGTACTCCTTTATGTGGCTTGAAAATATAGTTTTCTGTCCATTTGGCGGTTGGACATAACCGATTTCTTGGTTGTCAATTAGTTTGTAAAGTTTAGATCGGCTGCATTTTAAAATGCTCGTCACCTCTTGCATTGTAAGGGCGTAATCATCCATTTTTAATTCCATAGCTAACTCCATTTCATTTCACAGTCAAATTTCAGACATTCCAAGATAATGGTGGCTTATCCCACCCGTCATTTTCTGAGCAATCATTTGTTATATTTTCACTCAATAAATCTAGATTTCCCATAACACTATCTTCATCAGCTAAATCGATTGGGAAAGTTTTTGCCTTCCCTGAGAAAAACATCCCACCGCCAAATTCAATAGTTTTATATTCACACAAATTGGGGTCTATAATTTCATCAACAAGCGAAAATAAATCTACGTCATTTTCAGCGCAAACAAATCCAACTGCCTCTTTGATGTCAGCTAGTCTAACTGCGTAAAGTTTCATTTAATTGCTCCACTAATTTATTATTGTAAAACTGTGATTTTTCAGCGTCTTCTTTTTGCTTGCCCTTATGATCCATGCGCCACAGATACTTAATAATCTGCCCTTTGAGATAGGCATTAAACCCGTCACCCCCCAGAGCCGATTTAATTGCATCTAGGCACTCAATCTCGCCATTGGTGTAATGCGGAGGATGGTTTACGTTGTCAGTCATCTAAGGTTCATTTCAGCCCTTCGGTCTTCATCAGGCCGTAAAATTATTTCATCAATTTTAGAAAATGAATCAACCGTTTTTGTGTATCGTCTTTTTCGCTGATTTCTTCTCGTAAATATTTTGTCTACTACATAACCAGCCTCTTCCAAATATCGGCCTTTTTCCTCGTCAAGTACGTAAGTCCAGATTGTATGTTTTTCTGGTAATCGTCTTTTTAGAACACTCTCACCAAACTTTAAAAAAAACGATGGGAGCATACGCCCAGTAACAACTGACCCAGAATAATTTTGTCCTAATTTGATGTCGTGCGTATCAAAAAGTATTGGAATTTTACGATTAGAAATTTCGTGCTTTACCGCTGTGTCTTTAGGATACCAACGCCTATATTTGCCAAAAATCTCTTTTGGTTTGAAAGCCACTCTCCTTAATTCAATAATATTGGGGTCATTTGGCCTTCCGCAAGGATTGCCAAAAATTAAAATACCGCTGGTCTGCCACCAACAGCCACCATTGGGCATTTTTATATGTGGCAAGAACTCAACTATTTGCAAAGCAAAACGCGCTTGAACTCTTGGAACAGGGACAGAATGTCTATGCCATTTATCAACTAAATTGTTTGCACTTTTTATACTTATATCTTCAAATACTATCATCTTAAATTCATCTCAGCCCTTCGATCTGACCTAGCAGTGCGCCATTCCTCAAATAAAATTGACATCGCTTCTTTTTTTGCTTTGGCTAGATTTTCCTCACACTGGGCGTTGACCCAACCTAATTCCTTGGCAACAACAATTTCGTCAATGTCAACTTGGCACTCTCTCTCTTTGACAGTTCCAGACATCTTTAAAAATATTACTGAGGTTATTGCTTTCAATTCATTTTTAGCTCGAAGGCTTTTGTTTTGGGCTTCTGCAAATTCTTCGGCAGCCGCTTCAAATCTTTTTGCGATTGTACTATTTTCCATTGTTGAAACCTTCTTCCTTTAAAAAGTTCTCTGCTACTTCCAATTTCTGTAATCTGGGCCAATCTTTATTCCACATCTCCCAGAGTGTTTCCATTATCTTTTTGGGGTCTCTGCTCCAAATCTCCCAGATGGCTTCCTCCCCAGCGGGCCAACTGTGTAAAAGCGAGTGGTGTGGCCTACAGAGAGGCGTTATTCGCGTGTCACAGGGCTGTTTTCCCTTGCCCCCTTTACCTTGCCCCCCTAAGAATTTTACGTGATGAGGGTCGAGTAAATACTCTGTAAGGCAAAAACTGCATCGTAATTCTTTTATCCACTCTCGATACTTTTTATCTCTCACATATTCATATTTAGGTATCATCATGTTCATAGCGATCTCCCAGATAGGTGGCTGTAAGGGAAGGAAAGAATGGCGGCCCCTACAGCCTTTTACGCGGCCTATTCCGCGCTCAACCACCGCCTAATCTAAAATGGAATCTCGTCATCAAGGTCTTGCCCATTCCCTTGAACTGATTCCACACTTTCCTTTGGCTGATCTGGTTTTATCCATTCGTCTTGAATGGTAATTCCGTAATATTTTTTCCCTGATTTTGTCTCATTATTCCAGAGACCAATATCTAAAATCTCGCCCTCATTTACTGCGCGATGCACTTTAAAACTACCTCGAAAAGCTGGCCCTTTGTCATCGTTTTTCCACACACTTCCTTTTCCAGCTTTGTGTTCAAATTTTTCCATCTCTTAGCTCCTTCAGTTTTTTGCTATATAAAAATCTAAAATATTCCAATTCCTTGGGCGGTATTTTTTGCAACTCACTTCTATTTGTTTTTGCCCAATCTTTTAAGGCTTTTTCGTTTTTGCACATATCCATAATGAGACTGAGCATTTTTAAAAATTCATTTGCGTTTATGCGGCAGTCCTCATG